ACAGAAAAAATTGCTCGTGAATTAAAGAAGATGAAGTTTACTGCTTTACCTTTAAGAAGATTTATGAATGATTATGCACAAGTAGTTGCTGAAGAAGCAAAAAGACAAGCACCAAAAGCAACAGGAGAATTAGCAAACTCTATTGAAGCAGGCAAAGTTAAAGACAGAGGTAGGCTTCCAAATTCAATTAAAGTTAGTTCGAATGTTCCTTATGATATTTATGTTCACGGAAGATATCAAAAACTTCCTGCGGGTTATAAGAAACCACCTGCGAAGAGAAGAGCTAATGCAACAGGATTTCCTAGAACAAGACCTCATAGACCACCTTTTCAACCAATTGAAGATTGGGTAAGAACCAAAGGATTAGATTTTGGCGGTGGAACAAATAGAACAGCAGGAATGGTTTCGGGTGGAATTGATAAAAGAGGTACTCCAATCGTTCCTTACTTGTTACTCGCTGAAAAGAATACAAGGAAACAAAGAAAAGTTTTATTAGCAAGAACTCTAAAAGAAATTCAATTGGCTTGGAAATTAGGAACTAAGCTGTAAGATAGATATTAGAAATATGGGTAAATATAATAGATACGGAGCTGGACGCTCAGGCAGTTCATCTCAAAGAAGAAGAAGAAGAGGTAAGAAGTAATGGCGTTTAAAAGCGGAAAAGATACATTGGTTTATGTTGGTAGTACAGATTTTTCTAGCTACCTAAGTAATGCTGATGTTAATAAAACAGCAGATGTTGCTGAGACAACAACATTTTCTGATGAAGCAAAAACTTATATCGGTGGTTTAACAGACGGAACTATATCACTTGCAGGATTTTGGGACGCAACAGCAGACGCTACATTGTCAGGACTAATGGGTTCATCAACAACTTCAAATGTTCTTATAGGTTATGACGGAGTTGATACAGGAGATTATTGCAACTTTGCAAAAGTTGACGCAACAAATTATGGAATATCTTCTCCAGTAGGGGAAGTCGTAGCAGTTACAGTTGATTTACAAGCAACAGGTGGAGTTTTTAGTAATGGATATATACTTTCAAATTCTGCTGTAACAGCAACAGGAGTAGTTGGTTCTGCTCTTGACAACAGCGCTTCTTCTAGTGCAGGAGCTGGCGCTTTTGTAATTTGTACCTCTGTTAGTGGAACAAGTCCAACAGCAGATATAAAGATTCAACATAGTGCTGATAATGTAACTTATGTTGATTTAATAACATTTACTCAAGTAACTGGAGCAACAAGTGAAATAAAAACAGTTGATTCAGGAACTACAATAAATCGTTATGTTAGAATATATAATACAATTGGCGGTAGTTCTACTCCGACAGCAAATGTCATAGTAGGATTCGCTAGAAATAGTTAAGGAGAAAAGAAATGGCATTCGTTCACGGAAAAGATAGTGTATTTAAACTTGATAACAACTCAGGGTCTTTAACAGACATCTCTGCGTATGTTAACAATGTTGACTTTCCTGAAAGTGCTGATGTTGCAGAAACAACTATGCTCGGAGCAGAAGCTAAATCCTATATTGCAGGATTAACTGACGCTACAATCTCACTAACTGGAATGTGGGACTCAACTGCTGACGCTATATTAGGAGTTGTTATAGGAAAAGATGATACTCTTTCCTATGAATACAGTCCTGAGGGAACAGCAAGCGGTAAAGTTAAATATACAGGCGAGTGTATTATGACTGCTTACTCAGTTTCTTCTCCAGTAGGAGACGCAGTAGCTTATAGTGCAGATTTTCAATGCACATCAACAATTAGTAGAGGCACACACTAAATTTAATAATACAAAGGAGACGCAATGGTTGATAAATTTTTATCGGTAGATGACATCAAGTCATTGCCTGATGTACCCGAAAAGGTTATTGAGATTCCGCAATGGAAAACCAGTATCAAAGTTAAAGGTATATCGAAGAAAATGCAGATAGAACTTGGACGACTCATTCAAGGAGATACCACAGACGCTTTCGATTATCAGAAAGAGTTACTCAAAGCAAGTGTTATCGAACCTGCATTAGATGATGAAGCAATCGAAATACTTTATGAAAAAGACGCAACAGTAATCGATATAATATTTGAAGAATTAAACGAACTCAACGGGATTGGAAGTGAGGTAGAATCGGCTTTAGCCGAAGAATTTCAAGACTAATCCTGATATATCATTTCAATTTAGACTAGCTAGAGAACTAGGAATGACAGTTGGAGAACTGCGTACTAAAATGTCATCATTAGAGTTTCATCAATGGGCTACTTTTTATTTATGGGAACAAGAAGAAAAAAATAAACAGTTAGCAATGCAAGAAGCTGAAGCAAAAAAGGCTAGAATGAGAAGATAATGGGTGCAAAAGTATTAATAGATATAGTAATGCGTGGAGCTGGTACAGCTTCTGCGCAAATGAGCAAACTTGGTGGTGTATTTGGAACATCAGGTAAACAACTTTCAAAATTTGCAAAAATAGGTGTTGGTGCAGTTGCAGTTGCACTCGCAGGAATAACAAAAGGAGTTATGGCTTCTGTTCAAGCTTTTACAAAGTTTGAAGATAAAATGACTCAGTCTCTAGCGATTATGGAGACTACAACCGCTCAACAACAACAAATGGCTAGGGTCGCAAGAGATGTAGCTACACAAACAATTATTGGTGCAAGTGAATCTGCTGAAGCATATTTCTTCTTAGCTTCTGCTGGTTTAAATGCAGAACAATCAATGCAAGCACTTCCTCAAGTTGCAAGATTTGCACAAGCAGGTATGTTCGATATGGCAACTGCTACTGACTTAGCAACTGACGCACAATCAGCTTTAGGTCTCACAGTTAAAGACGCTCAACAAAACTTAATGAATCTTACTCGAGTTACTGATGTTCTTGTTAAAGCTAACACTTTAGCAAACGCAACTGTTCAACAATTCTCAGAAGCACTAACAAACAAAGCGGGCGCCGCTTTAAAAGTTACAAACAAATCTATTGAAGAGGGAGTTGCTGTTCTTTCCGCTTTTGCAGACAGAGGAGTCAAAGGTGCAGAAGCAGGAGAAAAGCTTAACCAAATTTTAAGAGATGTTTCAAGAGCAGTAAAGAAAAATAATGAAGAATGGATTAAGTCAGGAATAAATGTAACTGACGCTAGCGGTAATCTTTTAAATCTTGCTGATGTAGTTAAAAACTTAACTGAGGGTATGGACGGTTTATCTGATGTTCAAAAAGCTGGTTTATTAGACCAATTAGGATTAAACAGAGGTGTTGCTGACGCAGTTAAAATACTTGCTGGTTCTGAAGAAGCTATTAGAAATTATCAACACGAATTAGAAAATGCAATGGGTTATACGGAAAGAGTAGCTAAAAAACAATTAGAAAGTTTTACCTCGCAGATGAAAATACTAAATAACCAATCAGAGAACTTAAAGATAACTATTGGAGAAGCTGTTGTTCCGTCCCTTATTAAAATGGTTCAAGGTTTACAAACAACAGTTGAAAGATTACAAAACTTTAGAAATAGATTAAATTCTGCTGAATCATCAATGAAGAAATTTAAGATTGCTCTTGGTGCAATTATGGTGGTTTTGGGTGTTATGTTCCCAGTAATTACAGCAGTAGCTGTTGCTATTGGATTAATAACTAAAAAAGTTAATAAAGGTAATAAAGCTTACGAAGAAGCTTCTAAAAAAGCCGACCAATATACAGAAGCTCATAGGAGACAACAATATTATTTAGGTTTTACGGCTGAAAAAACTGAAGAAGTTATTGAAAAAAGTAAAACTTTAGATGATATTTTAGACGGAACAAACTTTACAGTTGATGAACTTACAAAACAATTAGAACTTAACGGAATAGCTTTAGATGAAAATGCACAAGAAGCACTTAAGACTGCTGAAGCTTATGAAGATAGTTTATTAGGTGGAATGGAATCTGTTTTAAATGCAATGGAAGCTTTAGAAGATAGACAAGAGAGAATCCATAAGGCAGAAACTAGAAGAAATAAAGCTTTAGAAAAGCAAACAAAAGCTGAAGAAGAAGTCAAAACTGCTACTGATAAGCTTGAAAAAGCTAAAGAAAAACTTAATGAAGTTCAAGGTCTTGGTGCAAAAATTACTGATGAAGAAGCTCTTGCTATTGCAAGACAGAAACAAGTAGTTGAAGAACTTACAGCAACAGAAGATAAATCAGAAATACAAAAATTAGAATTAGCAGTTGCTATAAATCAATTAAATAAATTAGAAGAAGAATCTATTGCTTTATCCCGTGAAGAAGAGGACGCAATAAGACAACTTGAACAAGCTGAAAAAGATTTAGTTAAAGCTGAAGATAGAAAAGCTGAAGCTATTAAAAAAGTTCAAGAAGAACAAAAGAAACTTAATAAACTTACTGAAGCTTCTCTCAAAAATACTTTAGAGTATGCAATACTCCAAGAAAATCTTAACAAGGCTCTTGAGGGATTTGGAAAAGGAACTAAAGGTTACAATGACGCTTTAGCTAAAATGTCTGCACTAACTGGAGTTAAAGTTGATGAAATGATTGCAATGTATGACAGATTGTTTGCAAGTATGAGTCGAACAGGAGTATCTGCTCCGTCTGTTACAACTACTCCGTCAGGAGATTCTAGTTTTGGAGACGGTGTAAATCCAGCAGGCGCTCCCGCAGGAAATGTTATAAACAACTTAGGACAACAATTTATGAAAGATATTGGAAGAAGTTCTGTTATGAGTGGACACGGTGGAAGAGTTGGCAGTAGAGATTTAGGCGGTGGACAAACATTAATTACTGTTAACACAGGTAATTTATTAGGAAGTACACAAGAAGTACAAAATGCTGTTGCTTCTGCATTGAAAGAAGCTCAAAGGCGTGGAATAGAAGTAGCTTTATAATGAGTGTTGCTTTTGACGATAATGTAACACTTACAGTTGAAGTAGGATTTGATTCAGAACCTTTTGATAGTTCTCAATCATTTACAGATATTTCTGCCTATGTTAGAGCAATAAATATTCGAAGAGGAAGAGTTAATGAATTAGGTCAGTTTCCAGCAGGAACTTGTTCATTAGCACTTTCAAATACTGACAACAGATTTAATCCAAATCAATCAACTTATTATTATGATTCGGGAAATGGTAGAACAAAGATACAACCATTAAAAACAGTTAAGGTATCTGCTACTTATGATTCATCTACTTATGTTTTATTTTATGGATTCTTAGATACAATACCAGTTAGTTATGTAGCTGAGGGAATTGACTCAATAGTTACTTTTACTGCTGTTGACGCATTTAAAATATTTAAAGGTCAAACAATTCAGTCAGTTGGTTGGAGAATTGGAACAAGTGGTTTCTCAGAACTAGGAACTTCTACAAGATTAGGTTATGATGACGAACAAGAACTATCTTCTGCAAGAATAACTAGGCTTTTAAACTCTATTGGCTTTCCAAGTTCTTTAAGAACAGTTAATACTGGAACAAATCAAGTAATAACACAAGCAGTTACTACAAATCTTTTAACTGCAATGCAAGAATGTGAAACTGCTGAGAATGCACAATACTTTATTGCTAAAGACGGTAAAGCAACTTTTAGAAATCGTGCTTATAAATTAACGAATGCTTCGGCAACAGATGTTCAAGCAACCTTTTCTAATGACGGAAGCAACTTACCTTATAGAGATGTTGTTACAAACTTTGATACTAATGAAGTTATTAATGTTTACGAATGGACAAGAACTGGTGGTGCAACTCAATATATTGCTGACGCAGACTCAGTTTCAAGATATACAGCTAAAGATTCGCAAAAAAGTACTATAAATGTTACTAACGCCAATGTTTTATCTTTAATTGAGCAGAAACTATCTGAAACAGCTTTACCTATTGTTCGTATTGAAAGATTAGAAGTTAACCCAAGAGATAATGTTTCTATATGGTCGCAAGCTTTAGGAAGAGAATTTGGAGATAGAATTAAAGTTAAGATAGTAAATCCTAACGGTACTAGCGTAGAAGATGAACTTTGGATAGAATCAATAGAGCATAACATAAACTCAAGCTCGCAAACTTGGGATTGGAATGTTACACTTAGTCCAGCAGGTTCTTCAGCTTTTGTTTTAGGACAAGCACAACTAGGTGTTGGAACAAGATTTGCATACACATAAGGAGAAAAAATAAATGGGTGCAGGATTTAAAGTATGGTCGACTGGAGACTTAGTAACCGCTTCAGATTTTAATAATTATATTCAAGAACAAGTAATAATGGTTTTCGCTGACTCCTCAGCTAGAGGTTCTGCTGTTTCTTCTCCTGAAGAGGGAATGTTTGCCTACTTATCCGATTCGAATACATTAACCTACTTTGACGGGAGTAGCTGGGCTTCTTACATTGGAGACGGAGATATTACAGGAGTTACAATTACAACAGGCTCTACTTCGGGATTATCGGGTGGAGCGACTGCTACCTCAGGTGCGTTCTCGTCAACTTTATTAGTAGCACCAACACAAGCAACCTCAGCAACAGTAGCAAGTGGAGATGTTATTTTAATCGCAGATATTGACGATAGTAATAATTTAAAGAAAACAACAGCAGGAGACATTGCAGGATTAGCAGGTGGTGTTTCTTTAGGTTTAGTAATAGCGCTAAGTTAGGAAAGGATAAAATATGGCAGATACATTACATTCAGAGCAAGGTGTTCTAGGAACAGGTAGCACAGCTATTTTAGACGCAGTAGCTTCAAGCACGACTGAAACTGTTATTGGATTAACTTTATCTAATATAAGTGGCTCTAGTGCAGATGTTACAGTTGATTTAAGTATTACCAAGTCAGGTGGCTCATTGAGAAAAATCTTAAATGATGTCAGCTTACCTTTTGGAACTACTATCACAATGTCAACGAAACTTGTATTGGAAACAGGCGACACTATGCAAGGACTTGCAAGTTCAGCTTCAAGTGTCGATTTTAATGTAGCTTATTTGAAACAAACCTAAAGGGGTAATTTATGTCCTATATAGGTACACAACCAAATAATGTAAAAAAGAATATTGGTTTATATACACCAAATGATATTACTGCTTTAACCAAAGACGGTAATTGGGGTGGCTCATTAGAACTTATACAAACTCAAACTATTTCAAGTGCAGTTGCAAGTTTAGATTTTACTTCCATAAAAGGTGGCAGGTATGATGTTCATTTACTAGAAATTGCAAATATATTACCTGCAACAGATAGTCAACCAACATATTTAAGGTTTAGTAATGATAGTGGTAGTTCTTTTGAAGCAGGAACAAGTTATGAATACGCTTTTCAAAATGGTGGCTATGGTAGTGGAACTTTTGAAGAACATAAATCAACAGGTACAAGTGCAATAAATTTAACTAATAATACAGGCAATGCAACAAATGAAACTATAAATTTATATTGTTATATTTATAATGCAAACAATTCTAGTAAATACACTTTTGCAACTTATCAAGGTGTTTGGATATTTGACACAGGAGAAATGGTAATGAATTATGGTGGTGGTGTATATGATACTGCTGAAACTATAAACGCTTTTCAGGTTTTAAAGGGTAGTGGGAATATGACACAAGGATTTGCAAAACTTTATGGAGTAAAACAGATATGAGTAACCTAAGATTAATTAATGAAACTACTGCTAGTTCTGTATCAACTTTTCAAGCAACAGATATATTTAGTACAGATTATGATATATATAAATTAGAAATAAATAATTTAGATTTAGCTACGGCAGGTTATCTTAGAGCAAAATTTATTAATAGTTCAGGTAGTGTTATAGCTTCATCTAGTTATGATTGGGCTTTTTTAGATATGATAACCTACGGAAGTCCTTTCACTCAACAAAGAACGGCAGGGGACACAAATATTGCAGTAGCTTATGGTGGAAATACGGCAACGGCTGACGCAGGTGGATTTATTATATATGTTTTTAATCCTATGAACAGTTCAAGTTATACTTTTACTTTATCGCAATCATCAACTATGCACGCGTCAGGGTTACAAGCGTCTAAAGGAATAGGAGTTTTAAAACAAACTTCTGCAATAGCAGGAATTGAATTGTATGTACCTAGTGCAACTATGGAAACAATGAATTTAAGAACTTATGGATTGAGGGTGGACAGCTAATGGGATTAGTACAAGTAGCAACAAATACAGTAACAAGTGCAGTAGCTAGTGTTGAATTGACAGGAATAAATACTGATGATGTTTATATGGTATCTTATGATAATTGGAAATGTGCAACTGATACACAACAAAATAGATTAAGAATAACTAAAGGTGGAAGTGCAGATGTTACTGCTAATTATGATTTTGCAAGTAAAATGATGTA